GTGAGAAGTCTATGGGCGCGGTCAACGTGCAAGGGCCTGTGCGTAGGTGGGGCGGTACTGCAAAAAAATGGAAGCGTAATAAGCTCGCCGGATATTTGACGAAGTACATAGGTAAAGAGTTTGAAGAAGGTGACAAAAATGCAAAAAAGTATTGGCACAGTCGCAACATTATTAGACCGCGTATAGAAAGGTTCTGGCTGCGTGCTGATACCTTTGCGGGGGCAGTATCAGAAGCGCATGATTTGATTTATTACACGGGCGCAACAGACTTGAATATGTGGGCTGACCAGGCGGCGGGCGTTATTTGGATTACTGGTGAAACCGAGCGAAAATTAATAGGCAAGGTTACGTCGGGGGTTGCGTTTTTGTTGGACTAATAATGTGGTTGACAAGACACCAGAAATGGACTTAAAGTGTGCTCACTCCATTTTCGGAGCTAACTTTGGGAGCGCATCATGGTTGAACAAGTCGGAAAAAATCTCTATCGGGTTTCAATCCCGTTTGAATATAAGTTTTTTTCTACTCGTGTTCTCGCTGATGCATTCCTTCAATCATGGGAGCGCAAAAAATGAAAGCCCGCATTCAGGTTTTATCCGTCAACGAACGCAAGGGCAACAAAAACGGCAAGGATTGGAAAATGTACGTTTGTCAGTGCATCGCCTATCCGCTTGACCCTGAAACTGGTGCCGAAGTCATCCGCGTAGGCGAGTTGATTCTTCCGAAAGGGCACGTGGTTATACCTCCAGGCGATTACGATGGTGAGTTCGGGATTGTTGTCGGCTATGATAAGCAGATAGGGGGGCAACTTGTGCGTTTGATTCCTCGCAACAAATCTACGGCTTCTTACGTTTCACCCGAAAAAACCGGACAGGTCAAACCTGCCTGAAGGTTTCCCGCCCTGCGTGTTCAGGGCGTTTTTATGAGCGGTTGTGTAAGTCGTGGCGCTCCATGCTTCGACTGCTCTTATAAACGCAAGGGAAAAAAAATGAACGAAAAATTAGGCTTTGCTCTGCTCTGCATCCTGTTCTGTCTGCCATCGGTTAGTTTTGCCGGATGGCTTCACGATAACACTTGTTATGCGACTGAACAGGAAGCGGTCGACGCTCACTTTTCTTCTTGGGTTCCGGTCATTCGGGCCAAAACAATGGCCGTACATGTGTATGACGATGCCTTTAATGTGGCTGGTGTTTGGCATTTGAATGAATATGAAATAAGGGACGGTGTCGCGGCAATGTTCCTCGTTCATTCAATCCCGTTTCCTGTTCCTACTTTTGCAACGTGTATCGAAAATTCCTTCGTTACTGCTCCTGGAATTCAAAAAAGTTTTGAATTCGGTTTTTACGTTGTCGCTGCATTGGCCTCTTTCGGACTTGTGATCGGTTTCGCTCTTTTGGCTATTAAAAAGTTGTAGGCGTTTTGCCGCAAGGGTGGCAACTGCTCCTCAGTTGTATATTCAGAAAGGAATCCAAAATGGATGCAATTCTTGCAGCAGTTGACTTCACTGGCGTGGCTATTTGGGTTGGTGTGGCTGGTATTGCCATCATCGGCATCGCAATGGCCTTCAAGGGTGTCGACCTTGGCAAGCGCGGCGTGCGCAAGGCTTAAGCCATGATGTCTGGAGAGGTTTTAACCCTTGTTTATACGTTGTTCGCTGTTCTTGGCGGCCTCTCCGCTTTCCTTGTTTTTCTTTTCATTCAAAAGGCCTTCCAATGAATCCAATTGTTGGCTTTTTTCTAATTTTTGCTTTGATGATCTGGGGGCATGATTCAATTGCAGCGGTCGAAGAAGTAACACCTCTAACGCAAGATGTTTTTGAGGTTGGCGCAACTGGCTATACTGGTAACACGCCTGCTAATGCTTACACTGTCCATTTAATTGCTAACAATCGTTCAGTTTCTGCTGGTTACTATGTCGGCATATCAGTAGAACAACCAAACTATTCCGTTCCACCTAATACTTATTGGGTTTGTCAAATTCGTTCATCCGATGGATTTGAGTCGTCTTGCACTTATGTCTATCGTCGTTCATCTGCCTCCTGTCCAGCAGTAACTGACGGACTAGGCCCTTACACTTACAACACAAATACCGCGCTTTGCCAGCGTGTCCTTACTGATCCGGTCTGTATTGCTGATCAAACAATTCAATCAGGTTTCTACAATGTCGGAACCGTCGATTCTGCCGTCCTCCCTACATTTGCTTGTAATGATGGTTGTTTGGCAATGGCAAGCGGGATTTCATCGGTTACTCGTCGCGGTTTGGTTGGTGGTGTTTACTATTATTATGCTGGCCCTGCTGATTACTATACTACTGGCGAGACATGTACGGCCGGCCCTTCTGTTCCTCAATCTACTGCCGCTGTCGATTCAAAAGGAACTTGCGCACCTGGACAAAGTTTTGCCACGATGAACGGGCGCACAATTTGTATAGATTCAAATACTGGCGAGACTGTAAGTCCTTATTCCGCTTCTGCCGTCGCTGCTGCTGAAACAATGAATCAAGGCGATTTGCAAGAAGCTATTGATGCTGCTTCTGCCGTTGCTGCTGCAAACGGTCTTGATTCTGGCACTGCTGCTGCTATTGCTGCTGGCACTGCTGCTGCAAATCAATTACCTCCTGATGCCCTTCTGGAAAAATCTTTTTGCGAAAAAAATCCTAGTGATCCCACCTGCAAGAAGCCGTCCTCGTTTGGCGCGCCATCCGGTGTTCGTCCTGATGTTACCCAGTCGTGGTATGTAAAAAAATATCCTGACGGGGTAGGCGGTGTAATGACTGCATCTTTCAATGATATGAAGGCAACTCCTCTTTATGGTTTTCTGGATTCCTTTCGTGTCCAGGTGAACTCCGCTCCATTTGATGGCTGCTTTAGTTTTAATGTTTGGCTTGTTGGTGATGTTCCTCTGTGTATTCCTTCCGGCGTGCTGACTTTCATCAGTATCGTTTTGATCATAACTGCGCTTTTTGCAGCGCGCTCTATTATTTTCGGGGGCTGATATGGAAGATGCTTTGCAATGGATTTCTGAATTTCTGGATTCTATTGTTCAGTGGTTATTCGATCTTGTAAAAACTGTTTTTCTCGTCCTTTGGGATATGCTCGTTGATCTGTTTTGTTTCATTGTCGAAATGGTGCTCGATGCTGTAGTTCTTCTTCTCGCGCAGATTCCGATTCCTGTCAGTTGGAGCCTTCAAAGTCTTTTCGATGTGCTTCCGGCATCTGTTCTTTCCATGCTTTCTGCCATTGGTTTTACTCAAGCTCTTGGTATTGTGCTGGTGGCTTTGGGCATTCGCTTTCTTCTGCAACTGATTCCGTTCATTCGGTTGGGGTCGTAATGATCAATCTTCTTCTAGGTCAGCCTGGCGGTGGTAAAAGTTATGAGGCTGTAGCGTTTCATATTCTTCCTGCGCTCGCTCAAGGTCGCAAAGTTATTACTAATATGCCTCTTGATCTCGAGCATATTTGTTCTATAGATACTTCTTATCGTGCGTTGATTTCCTTGCGGCAAAATGACGTTGAGATTCAAAAGGAAGTAAGTCGTTGGAACTTGTTTCATCGTTCCTTCGATACTCACACTGTTAATCAGGTCGCAAGGCCCTTTGCGACGATGTTGGACTATGCTGACCCTTGGCGGCATCCTGAGACAGGGGCGGGGCCTCTTTACGTGATTGATGAATGTCATAAAGCTTTGCCGCGTGGAAAGACCGATCAGCTCGTTGAAGAATGGTTCGCTGAGCACCGCCATGAGTTTGCTGATGTTCTTCTAATTACTCAAAGCTATGGCAAAATTTCTGCTGCTATTGTCGATCTTGTCCAGGTTTGTTATAGGGTTAAAAAGGCAACTGCGTTTGGCACCAATAAGAGCTACATTCGCAAAGTTCTTGATGGTGTTCGGGGTGAGGTTGTAAATGAATCAATCCGTACTTATAACCCGACATTTTTTCGCTTTTACAAGTCTCACACTCGGAGTGATTCCGCAGGTAAAGAACTTGCCGCAAGTGATATTAAGCCTATTTGGATGCGCTGGCCTTTTTTGGGTGCTGCTGTATGTCTGGTTCTTGTCCTGGGCATTTTGATGTTCAGTAATGTCAAGGTAAATCCGATTAGTAATGCTCAATCTGCTGTTGCTTCTGGCCCTCGTACTGTTTCCGGTGTTTCGCTTGAGCCTTACACGCCTTCTTCTGCATCTGCTTCCGTTCGAGCTCAGGCTTCCCCAACATCTGCTCCTGTTCGAGCTCCGGCTTCTCCTGCTGTTGTCCATGAGCCTGCGCCGTCTTCTCACCCATTTTCAAATCTTAGGCTGCATATTGTTGGTTATGTTCAGTCTGGTGATCGTGATCGTTATAGCTTTAGTGCTTCGCAAAATGGTATGCATCAGTTCTATGTTAATTCCGATGAACTTAAAGAATCGGGATACTCGGTCAAGCGCCTTTCGGATTGTTCTGCCTCAATTTCTTTCGAGAAGATTCGTTTTTATGTTACCTGTGATTCTCCGGTTCAAGGTTTTACCGGCACTGCACAAGTCGTTGGCCTCTAGTGTTTGCCCATATCCAAAACATGAATGGGAATGCTCTCTCTTTTGTTTCTGCTGCTTTCTTGGGTTTTTTTATAGTCCATCCGGCTTTGCATTCAGCAATAAATGAACGCAAAAAATCTACAGTGTCTTGGTTGAAAAATTCGAAGGCTGTTTGTAGTGCCTTGAAGGTTTCGCCGTTCATGTATTTTCTTGAAAGTTTCATTTCCTCGCGCTCCTTGGGTCTGCCCGTTGGTGACAGCGCTTCGGACTGTTTTATCGTCCGAAGGGCTATCGCCAACGGGCATGGCCAACTTGCTTTACGTAGTAGAACGATAGTCAAGCCTTTTTTGGTCGAGTGGTGCGGCCAGCGCGCAGGAAATAGTTTCATCATTTCCGAGCACTGCCACGGTCGGCCAAAAAACCCGCAGGGCTTGGGCTTTACTTTCGTTCTACGTAGTGGATTGAGCGCCCTCTTTCATCGGAGTGACGCGCCGCCGCACGCGAGCAGCCGCAGCGTAGCGAGGAAGGCGTAGCGTGCGCGCGAAGCGCGCCGCTTAACTTGTAATACGGACACATAAGCAAATAGATGGCGCAAATCGCCTGATTGCACCGGTTTGGACGGTTTGGGTATTAAGTGGTTTTGTAGTTAGAAGGGCAAAAAGATGCCCCAGCAGGACGCGAATCCTCTGGGGCTGTTCAGCAAGTCATTTAGGGGAGCATTGCCTAATGAGCGCACCTATACGCCGTAAATGGGATGTAGTCAACGACTGCCCATGCACAAAAAAGCCAAATCTCGTACAAGAGGTACGCCGTCGCCTACAGGCAGAAGCCGCACCGATACCGTATTACTGGGCGAAAGTTGTGCATCTTCCGCACGGTCAGACTGAAGTAAGCGTTACTCCTGCAAACCGTGACGCGATCATTAATTTGCGCATGGGTTTTAATCCCTTGTTGGATTGTCCGCGCAAGCGTCGTACAGTTGAGGAACAGGCGGTACGTGATGCGGAAAATCGCGCACGGTCTGCGAAGCGCGCAAGGCAATCCGTTCGGTATTTGGTCAAGTCGATATTTGCAGATCACATGTTGACTTTTGCCTATCGGGAAAATGTCGAGGATCGTGCACAGGTTGCCTCTGATTGGAAAGAGGCCGTTCGCCTTTTTCGTGTCCGGTATCCTGACTGGCAATATTTGGCGGTTCTCGAGAAACAGGATCGGGGCGCGTATCATATCCATGTTGCCGTTACTGGTAGGCAAGATATACGCTGGTTGCTGCGCTGCTGGCTGCTTGCCATAGGTCAACCCCCGTCTGATGTGTCTGCGTGGCTTGTAGGGGGTGCAAAACTTGGTGAGAAGTCTATGGGCGCGGTCAACGTTCAAGGGCCTGCGCGTAGGTGGGGCGGTACTGCAAAAAAATGGAAGCGTAATAAGCTCGCCGGATATTTGACGAAGTACATAGGCAAAGAGTTTGAAGAGGGTGACAAAAATGCAAAAAAGTATTGGCACAGTCGCAACATTATTAGACCGCGTATAGAAAGGTTCTGGCTGCGTGCTGATACCTTTGCGGGGGCAGTATCAGAAGCGCATGATTTGATTTACTACACGGGCGTAACGGACCTGAATATGTGGGCTGACGAGGCGGCGGGCGTTATTTGGATTACTGGTGAAACTGAGCGAGAATTAATAGGCAAGGTTACGTCGGGTGCTGCGTTTTTGTTGGACTAATTCGGCGCGCTCCAAAAATGTTGTTGACAAGACGCTAGAAATGACCCAAAGTGTGCTTACTCCATTTCGGAGCCAACTTTAGGGGCGCATCATGGTTGAGCAAGTCGGGAAAAATCTCTATCGGGTTTCAATCCCGTTTGAATATAAGTTTTTTTCTACTCGTGTTCTCGCTGATGCATTCCTTCAATTATGGGAGCGCAAAAAATGAAGGCACGCATACAGGTCTTATCCGTCAACGAACGCAAGGGCAACAAAAACGGCAAGGATTGGAAAATGCACGTTTGTCAGTGCATCGCCTATCCGCTTGACCCTGAAACTGGTGTCGAAGTCATCCGCGTAGGCGAGTTGATTCTTCCGAAAGGTCATGAGGTGATCCCCCCAGGTGATTACGACGGCGAGTTCGGTATTGTCGTCGGTTACGATAAACAGATTGGCGGGCAATTAGTTCGTCTGATCCCTCGCCTCAAATCAACTTCTTCTTTTGTTGTACCTGAAAAAACCGGACAGGTTAAGCCTGCCTAAAGGTTTCCCGCCCTGCGTGTTCAGGGCGTTTTAATGAGCGGCTGTGTAAGTCGTGGCGCTCCATGCTTCGGCTGCTCTTCAAAACGTTAGGGGGAAAGTATGAAAGAAAAACTTGGCCTGTTTCTGCTTTTTTTCTTGCTTTGTTTGCCTTCGGTAAGCTTTGCGGGGTGGCTCTATAATTCCACTTGTTACCCTACTGAATTAGAGGCCGTTGATGCACACTTCGCTTCATGGCCTCCTGTTCTTTTGGCTAAAACTAAGGCCGTTTCTGTTTACCATAATGCAACTTATGTTGGCGGATCGTGGAATCTTAACAAGTATGAAATAAGAGACGGTGGCGCTGCAATGTCCCTCGTTTATTCAATCCCGTTTCCTGTTCCTACTTTTGCAACTTGTATTGATAATTCTTTCGTCACTGCGGTGGGAATTCAAAAAAGTTTTGAATTCGGTTTTTATGTTGTCGCTGCATTGGCTTCGCTCGGACTCGTGATTAGCTTTGCTCTTTTGGCTATTAAAAAGTTGTAGGCGTTTTGCCGCAAGGGTGGCAACTGCTCAACAGTTGTAATTTTTTAAGGGGTTTAAAATGGATCTAATTCTCGCAGCAGTTGACTTTACTGGCGTGGCTGTATGGGTCGGTGCGGCTGGCATCGCTATTATCGGCATCGCAATGGCTTTCAAAGGCGTCGATCTCGGCAAGCGCGGCGTACGCAAGGCCTAAGTCATGATAATCGGAGAGGTTTTATCCTTGGTTTATACGTTGTTCGCTGTGCTTGGCGGCCTCTCCGCTTTTCTCGTTTTTCTTTTTATTCAAAAGACCGTCCAATGAATCCATTAGTCGGTTTTTTCCTGATTTTAGGATTAGTGAGTTGGGCGCATGATTCTATTGCTGCGGTTGAAACTGCACCATTTGCAACAGGCCAGCGGGGATTTTCTTGGGCGATTAATAAACCAATTTTTAATGATGCTTCTTTGACTTGTACCAACTATGCCAAAATCGAACTCGGTAGTCCGCCCGATTACGAAGTTTCTTCTGTTGGTGCAATGCAGTATTCGAACGGTTTGCCAAGTTCTTTCCGATGTGCAATCCGTCGCTATGATGGCAATATCACTTATAAATGGATGTTTACCTATACGGTTCAAACTCTAACTTGTCCGGCTGATACTGACGGTCTTGGTGCTTGGGTTGACGATCCTGTTGTCAATTATTTTGGTTGTTCTAGAACTGTGCCTGATGTTCCTGCATGTACTGCTGGTGATCTAGTTCAATCTGGGTTTTACAATGTTGGAACTGTCGATACGGCCGTTCTTCCCGTCCTTGCTTGTAACAATGGCTGTGTAGCGATTTCCTCAGGCACTGTTTCGGTTACGCGCCGCGCCTTGGTTGGTGGTGTCTATAATTATTATGCTGGTCCCGCAAATTTCACTACTACTGGCGAGACTTGTACTGGTGGCCCTTCCGTTCCTCAATCTACTGCTTCTATCGATTCCAATGGTACTTGTGCATCTGGGCAAAGTTTTGCCACGATGAACGGGCGCACAATCTGTATAGATTCAAATACGGGCCAAACTGTAAGTCCTAATTCCGCTTCCGCCGTGTCTGCCGCTGAGGCTTTGAATCAAGGCAATTTACAAGAAGCTATTGGTGCTGCTTCTTCTGCTGCTGCTGCTGCTGGTCTTGATGTTGGTACTGCTGCTGCTGTTGCTGCTGGCGCTGCTGCTGCTAACCAACTGCCTCCTGATGCCCTTTTGGAAAAATCTTTTTGCGAAAAAAATCCTAGTGATCCCACCTGTAAAAAGCCGTCCACGTTTGTCTCACCTTCTGGCGCCCGGCCTGATGTATCTCAATCATGGTATGTAAGAAAATTTCCTGACGGTGTGGGCGGTGTAATGACTGCATCTTTCACCGAAATGCAAGCGACTCCGCTATATGGTTTTTTGGACTCTTTCCGTGTTCAGGTGAACGCTGCCGCATTTGATGGTTGCTTTAGTTTCAATGTTTGGCTTGTTGGTGATGTGCCTCTGTGTATTCCTTCTGGTGTGCTGACTTTTATCAGCATCGTTTTGACCATAAGTGCTCTTTTTGCAGCGCGCTCTATTATTTTCGGGGGCTGATATGGAAGATGCTTTGCAATGGATTTCGGAATTTCTGGATTCTATCGTTCAGTGGTTTTTCGACCTTGTCAAAACTGCTTTTCTCGTCCTTTGGGATATGCTCTTGGACCTGTTTAGCTTCATCGTAAAAATGGTTCTCGATGCTGTAGTTCTTCTTCTTGCACAGATTCCCATTCCTGTTAGCTGGAGCCTCCAAAGTCTTTTTGATGTGCTTCCTGCTTCTGTTCTTTCCATGCTTTCCGCAATAGGCTTTACTCAAGCTCTCGGCATCGTGCTGGTGGCTTTGGGCATTCGCTTCCTTCTGCAACTGATTCCGTTTATTCGGTTGGGGTCGTAATGATTAATCTTCTTCTTGGTCAGCCAGGCGGTGGGAAGAGTTATGAGGCTGTAGCGTTTCATATTCTTCCCGCTCTCGCTCAAGGTCGCAAAGTCATTACAAATATGCCTCTTGATCTCGAGCATATTTGTGCCATCGATCCCACGTATCGTGCGTTGATTTCCTTGCGTCAAAAGGACGTTGAGATTCAAAAGGACGTTAGGCGTTGGAACTTGTTTCACCGTTCCTTTGATTCTCACACTGTTAAGCAGGTCGCAAGGCCTTTTGCGACGATGTTGGATTATGCTGACCCGTGGCGTCACCCTGAAACTGGGGCGGGGCCTTTATATGTGATTGATGAATGTCACAAATCTTTGCCGCGCGGAAAGACTGATTTACCTGTTGAAGAATGGTTCGCCGAGCATCGCCATGAGTTCGCCGATGTGCTTCTAATTACTCAAAGCTACGGCAAGATTTCTGCTGCTATTGTCGATCTTGTTCAGGTTTGTTATAGGGTTAAAAAGGCAACTGCGTTTGGCACCAATAAGAGCTACATCCGCAAAGTTCTTGATGGTGTTCGGGGTGAGGTTGTAAATGAATCAATCCGTACTTATAACCCGACATTTTTTCGCTTTTACAAGTCTCACACTCGGAGTGATTCCGCAGGTAAAGAACTTGCTGCAAGTGATATTAAGCCTATTTGGATGCGCTGGCCTTTTTTGGGTGCTGCTGTATGTCTGGTTCTTGTCCTGGGCATTTTGATGTTTAGTAATGTCAAGGTAAATCCGATTAGTAATGCTCAATCTGCTGTAGCTTCTGGCCCTCGTACTGTTTCCGGTGTTTCGCTTGAGCCTTACACGCCTTCTTC